TATTTCTTTCATTGCATTGCCTCCTGCCTAGGAATAGGGCTTGCAGGCGCACCAGGAGCCTCAGGTTGAGCAGGCATATTCCCTTGCCCTTGCGGAGCAGGCATATTTGCCGCTATATTAGCCGCCAGATTAGTGGCCATCCTTTCTTTCTCTATATTCTTCATAAAGCTCATAACATTGACTAAGGTCTTAAAAAGGTGTGCGTCAAAGTTAGGCCGATATTCCTCATCAAGCAGATGCCATTTTTCCTCTTTCTGTTTTTGATGGCCTTCTAAATGTTGTAAGGCAAGGGCAGTCTCTCCTTCTGGCGGGTCAAAATTTTCCCCGTTCATAAAGCGATACCATTCATTATTTAATTGTGCCTCGTCAAATTTCGCCTTTGGCTGTTCGCCCAGATAACGCCTAACTTCATTATCGCTTAAATCCTTAAGTTCTTTTAAGGTATCAGCACATAAATTCCAATTACCTAAAGGATTTAATTGAGGATTGAGCCATATCATATTCTGGCCTATTTGGAATATCTGTGCCTGAAGTTGCTTACGGTATTGCTTAGAACCTGCCACTGGGTCTGGGGTCATCTGAACTGCAGTATCACCACGTAGACTATCAATGGATAAATTGGGGAATACCTGCTCTCCATCTTCGCCCAATACTCGCTCTGCAAGGCCTTTTGGCGGATAATCTTGATAATCCTCAAACCACATCCCTATTGCCTCGCAAATATCCTGTTGTATTCTTGAAACCCATAAACCGAAACGTGTCTCTGATTGCCTATCTATTAAAATATCCTGTCCTAAAGTTTTATTCCTTAATTGCGTAGTGTTAAAATAAGTGGCCGCACCGGTAAGTCGTTCCAAAACCTCAAACAATATCCGCATATCACTTTCAGCCCAGGCCATAGAACGCTGGATATTCGGAAAATTTATTTTTGATGGGTCATCGGTAGGGTATAATACCATCGGCTCAAGTTCATATTTCGCTTGGGTATATCCTTCATCCGGCTTATAAAATCCAAAAGGGCAGTTTGTTACATATTGAAAATCTGATTTCTGATTAAAGACATTATTAAAAGCATTAACTACCGGAGCGATAATCTTCAGCAAACTATCACTTCTTATCTGCCCTGGCTCTTTATACAATCCACCACCTGCAAAAGGGATTTTACCAGAACGTTTTATCTTACGCAATGGCTTACCGCTTAAAAACTCATCATTCTTAACATCTACAATCATCCTAAAACGTTCAGTCCTATTATTTTTAGTATAATAACCATACCATTCGTATAAGTCTATTGAAAGTCTGCGTATATCAACATCGGATATATCGCCTTCAGTTACGCCTAATTCCTTTAATTTTGTTTCTCCAAGAGTTCTTTCTTTTTCCTTAAAGGCGTGATTGTATAATTTCTTCTTGTAGGCCTCAACGTCCTTCGGAATAAAGACTTTTCTTTTTAAATAATCCAAAACTGTCTCGCCATCCAAATGCAGGATATAAATAAAAAATGGCAACTCTTGGATATTCTTGCCATAGGCAGGCATAAGTATATCATCAATATCGGCGATATTTTCTATAATGCTTTTTTCAAAACGGATTTTCTCGGTTTTAATTTCCCATTTGTAAGTATTGCCTTTTTTATTCTTTACTGGGATACGCTTGTCAACCCATTCTTCCCAGACTTTGCGGTAAATCTTAAAGAACGATGCCCCGACTACTACCCGATTATGTATGAAGCCATCCACCTCTGGCTGGGTATTTGCCTCTTGCTTGCCCATACCCCATTTGGTAAATTTTTCCTGATTATTGCGGTTGTCTATATCATTTGTGCGTGTAGCCACAAAATTTATGGAATCGGGATTCCAGCAAGTAGCAAGTAATACCGCTTGGTAACTATCAGCAACGGCACGGGCAAGGCCTAAATTCCTATCTGACATCCACGCCTTCTTAGTTAACCCCTCAAGTTCGGATGGTTTTACGCTATGATAATGCTTTAAATCAAGTTCTTTCTGTGCCACATAATCTGCCTGTATTTCCTCGCCATATTCAACATCGTCAGAGACTATCTGGACAATATCTTTACGTTCGGCAATAGTAAATTTATCGCTCTCAGGTTGTAGAATTATTTCTTCTTTAGTCTCAGTAGTCTTCTGTTCGGGGTTTTCAGGTTTTTGTTTGTCTTTAATTTTATCCATTTATTTTCTCTTTTTTTACTCTTGCAGCGACATCAACTAATTTCTGTTTCAATTCGGTTTCTTTCGGACTATCTGTTTTATGATAGTCTAATTTTGGATATGGGTCTTTAAAAAATATCTTAATCTTTTTTTTCATTTTCTTCTACAGGATAACAAAGAGTATGCCCACCTTTTTCTCCTGCTTTTTTGGTAATTATGCAACGGTATAATTTACCATTCTTACGCATCATTTTATAACCCTTGATACCACCTTGCTTCTTTGCTTGTTTTTCAAGTGCTTTCGGCATATTATCTCCTTTTGCGAGCAAAATCAAACATCCCGTGCTTTGCTAGCACAATCTTTCCTTGTTTCATTATTTCTGAAGCCATATCCATCTGCCTAAGACATAAAGATATTCTATGACTAAGTTCGCTCCATCCAACATCTATTTCTGAACGTTTGGCATTACCAATCCAAATAGATATCCCCAATGGAGATTTTGGGTTGCGGATTGCCGCACAGATTAACTCGGAGATTTCTATGAAGGTTTCTGGTGCTTCATTAAACCGCTTAATACGCTGTTTATTTAATAATTCATCCCTGTGATTCCTGTCCTCATCGCAGTATTTCTTTGTATCTTGAATGTCAATGTCGGAAATCGCTAATAATTGCTCATCGGTTAATTTGCCATTATCCTTGATTTCTTCGGGCATTATTTATCCTTTAAATAAACAACAAATTTATTTTCTTTACAAACATTTTTTATTCGTTCAATACTCTTGTCGTAAGCATCACTTCCTTTAATCACAAATATTTCTCCGTGTCGCTTATTCCATTCATAATCTAATTCACTTCTTGACAATGAACCATAATCTTCTCCCAGTGCCCAACGCATACAACTTTCAGTGTCAACGATTTTAATATCTATTCCACCTCTATATTTTAAATCAGTTTCTTTACTATCTATTGAATTATCTTCTTTATCACATCCCAATAATATTATTATAAAGCAAAATAACAAAATTATTATTTTCATCAATAAACTTTCTGCTTCTCTGGGATAAAGTCTTTTAATCCCTCAAAATAACGGGGATTGGACATCCAGAAGTATCTCGTCAAATCACAAAAATCCTTATACTTCTCTTTCGGCTTGACGCTGTCTCTAACATCACCATCAGAAGTTAATATATCCTTAAGCGTATATCTTAAAAAATGCCTGATGGTATTGAAGCAGTTATCTGTAACAAAGAATTTAGGTTGGATAACTATTTCGCCATCCTTAACTTCATAATGCAATTTTTCTCTGACTTTAAGATGTCCAGCCTCTAAACTATCAAGCCCATCTTGGAATATAAATCCTCTTTTTCTTAATTCCTCTTTTGGCGTAGTGTGTGCCCTCTCATCTACTTTCTCAGCCAATCTAATGGTTTTGTTGCCAAAATTAGGGTCTATAATGCGCTTGTAGACCTGTTTTCCATAAATATCAAATAAGGCATCTTCTTTTTCTTTTATGATGTTAGCATATTCATCATAAGCCTTATTATCCATTAGGTTTTTATTGAAATCCCTGTTAGGATATTCATCTATGCAATAGGTTGTGCCGGTAGAATGCAGGATAATCCATTGCATAGCCCAGGGTTTCCTATCGTGAGGGTCAAGGATATGATATAAAACAATATTGTCAACCGGCGCATCTTCAAAAGGAATAACGTGGACATTCTGACTAAAAGAAGGATAAATCCTGCCAGAATAAGTTACAGGTTTTCCTTTCTCGCGGGCCAAACGTTCCTCATCATCATAGAAAGAAAGCATCTGGGCAATATGTTTATGCTCAAGAAAACCTCTTACGCCGTGTTCAATACAGGCATCTTCTATTTCGGCATAAATCAAGGCAACCTTGCCTATTGGTTCGCCTTCTATTTCAATGATTTCCTTTTCAGTTAAATTTTCTATAACCTCACCGCCAGTATCAAGCGGGGTCATAAAGATAAGAATTATCCCACCCATACGCATTCGCGCAATCGTAGCATTCAATATCCTCATTGGAGGAGGTTCATCAAATATCGCTACGCCTAAAGTGGCACTCTCAAACTCTGACTCATCCTGCTCATAAGACATAATATCAATTATCCAATCGTCTTTAATATATTCCGAGTCGTAAGATTTCTTATTTTTCTTGGCCTCATATTTACCAACTGGCCACCATTTCTTAATCTCTGTTTGTATTGCGCCAATTTCTTCTATATTTTTTGGGGTAGAGGCAATTCTTGCCCTATGAGGATAAGGAAAGTTATTAAAAAGCGGATAATCTAAATAGGGGTTTTCATTAGAACCAAAAATAAAACCGCCTAAAATATTTGCCATAAGGGCAGTTTTACCGATAGCATTTGCCGCAGAAAGTATGCAGACAAAATGCTTTCCTTCACCGATTACTTTGATAAATTCTTCCTGTTTACCGGTAGGCGTGAAAAAATAGAGCGGATTATATTTAACCCACTGATTTAACTTTTCGTGTATCTCCAAATCTTCGCGTAATTGGTTCAGGGATTGAGATACCTCGTCTTCGAGCTTCAGCGACAAGTTTTTCTCCTTGTAAATTGGTAAAGTAATAATGGGAAGAATTATCTATCAAAGGAATTTTTCCTTCTACCTCTTCTCTTGCACCTTTAAGTGCTTCTGTAACTGCACCAAGTTTAAGTTCATAAATTTCATCACCATCTTTAGTAATAGTTTTTAAAGACCACTTAAGGCCTTCTTCAATAACTTTTTGAAAATTAAGTAACCTAATTTCTTTATTGGCACAAGGGATTTTTGATATATGTTTAGCAAGTTCTATCTTTCCTCTCTCAATAATAGGTTTCCATTTTTTACTTTGGGAAAACCTCCAAACCGCCATTCTACTAACATCGATTTCATATTTTTCTTTAAGCTGCTCTTGAATAGTAGTAGTGCTTTGTCTCTCGACTAACCATCCCAATACTTCAGGCAAATTTCCATTAAGCCTTTTTTCGAGAGATAAAATGTCTTTGTTTCGGCTCTTTTGTAACACTCTTGTAACTTGTTTTCTCTGAACTAACTTCATAACTCGTCCTCAATAAAATAGGCAGATGATTATTCAAATCTCTGCCCATTAACTCTAATTGCGCCAGTTTAATTGCTTCACTGGATGGATATTCAATCGTAACAAATTTTTCTCCTTCCTTCCCAAGTCTTGTGGTATATAAATACCCATCTATTGTTATCTTTAATTTACCCTTCCCATTACCCATCTAATCTTATCCATAACCAATTCTTTTATGTAAATCTCTATGACATTTATCACATAAAGTTAAACCATTCTCTATTTTAAATCTCAATTTTAAATATTTATTCCAAGGTTTTATATGGTGAACTCTAAGT